ACCCCGGCCCACAGCAACATGCAGAACCTAGACATCGACATAGAGACTTACTGCGAGTTGGACTTGCAGAAAGTAGGCGTCTACGCCTACACGGAGCACCCTAGTTTTCGTATCCTCATGGCCGCCTACTCCGCGGATGATTCGCCCGTGCGCATCACAACCGACCCTGAGGAAATTAAACGAATCCCCGGCCTGTGGGATGATGCAGTAACGAAGACCGCGCATAACGCGAACTTTGAACGCATCTGCTTCTCACGCCTAGCCGGGCTACCCACCGGGCAATACCTGAACCCTGAACACTGGCAGGATACACAGGCAATCGCCGCTAATTGGGGATACTCCCAAAAGTTAGAACGCCTGGCACCCGCGCTAGGGGTAGAGCATAAGGACAGCGCAGGCACACGGCTCATTAACCTCTTCTCCAAACCAAACCCACGAACCGGGCTACGCACCCGGCCCGAGGACAAGCCCGAGGACTGGGAGCTATTCAAAACCTACTGTGTTCAGGATGTGGTAGTACTAGGGCAGGTTCGCCGCGAACTCACCAAACGTCACGGCGGTTTTGCGGTAGGCGAGTTTAAAATCTGGTGCGCCGATGCGCGCATAAACGACCGAGGCATAAAAACCGATTTGGCCTTGGCCGCCGCCGCCTCAGAAGCCAACGGCGACGTGAAAGCCCACGCCCTAGCCGAAATTGGGCGAACCACCGGCGTGGCAAACCCCAACTCACGCAACCAGCTCCTAACCTGGCTAAACCAACAACCCCACCCGGCGCTAGAAACCCTGGAAGATATACGCGCCGAAACCGTCCGAGACCTCCTAAAAATCGGCGGCCTACCGGCGACCGCGCGCCG